GCTGCTTGTATATTACATTATACTTTATTTAATGATAACGTAACTGTTGCTGTATTGGCTAACAAAGCAACTGCTGCAAGAGAAGTTTTAAGTCGTTATCAATTGATGTATGAACATCTTCCACAATGGTTGCAACAAGGTGTTACAACTTGGAATAAAGGTGATATTGAATTAGAAAATGGTAGTAAAGTATTTACTGCTGCGACATCTAGTTCTGCTATTCGTGGTAAGTCAGTAAACTGGCTATATGTTGACGAAGCTGCAATTATTCCAAATACGATTGCTGAAGATTTTTTTACTTCAGTATATCCTACAATTTCTGCTGGTGAAACAACCAAGATTTTGTTAAGTTCGACACCGATGGGTTATAATCACTTTTGGAAATTTTGGAGTGATGCTGAACAAGGATTAAATGGATTTACTACGCTTTTTATTCCTTACAGTAAGATTCCTGGAAGAGATTCAAAGTGGGCAGAACAGCAACTAGCACTACTTGGTGAATTAAAATTTAATCAAGAAGTATTATGTCAATTCCTTGGTTCAAGTTTGACATTAATTAGTGGTAATGCTTTATCACAAATGTCTCCAAAACCATGGATTAAACAAAAAGATGGTTTAGATATACTTGATGAACCTAAGAAAAAGCACGTATATTATATAATTGTAGATGTAAGTAAAGGATTGAATGGAGATTATTCTGCATTTACGGTAATTGATACAACAAATATGCCTTTTGAAGTTGTAGCCAAATACCGAAGTAACAAAGTAAGTCCAATGCTATTTCCTAGTATTATTGCAAAAGTTGCAAAAGAATACAATATGGCAATGGTGTTGATTGAAGTGAACATAAGTGACCAAGTCGCATATATCCTATATAATGAGATAGAATACGAAAATATGATTTTTGTTTCTAAAACTCCAAAAGGGCAGAGAATCTCTGGTGGTTTTGGAAGCAGTAATTCACAACTGGGAGTTATAACCGACAAGCGAGTTAAGAGGATAGGTTGTTCTCAGTTAAAACAATTGATAGAAGAGAAGAAACTTCTAATACAAGATGTTGATATTATTAGCGAATTATCAACATTTATAGAAAAACGAGGATCGTTTGCAGCCGATGATGGCTATTATGACGATCTTGCAATGACATTGGTATTGTTCGGATGGTTGACTTCGGATCCTTATTTTAAGGATTATAATGACGTTAATCTACGACAGGAGATGTATGAAAGCCAGATGAAGCAGATTGAAGACGAACTGACTCCATTTGGATTTTATGACGATGGAACGAGCGAGCAAGATGATAAAAAACTGCTCAATTTCTAATCCTGAAAACTTGATATTCATAAATATAACGTATGAATGTGCTCCTCAGCATCATCATAACATGTCCATGAAATAAGGAGAAATAAAATGGCATTCCAACTTAGTCCTGGAGTAGTTGTAAAAGAGAAAGATTTCTCTACAATCGTACCTGCAGTTGCAACATCTGCTGGTGCATTCGTAGGTAAATTTGGATGGGGTCCAATTAATGACGTAGTACAGATCGTTTCAGAAAACAATCTTGTAGAACGTTATGGATCACCAAACGACGATAACTTTGAATCTTTCTATACTGCAGCTAACTTCCTATCTTATGCAAATAATCTATTAGTAGTACGTGCAGATTCCACAGACGCAAAAAACGCTGTAGTATCTGGTACTGCAATAAAAATTAAAAATACAGACGATTACCTAGCACAATACGTAAATGGTGCTGGTTCTGTCGGCGAGTTCGCAGCTAAATGGGCTGGTGTTCGTGGTAACTCTTTGAAAATTTCTATGTCTGATGCTTCAACGCATTCTACATGGGTTTATAAAACTGAGTTTGAACGTGCTCCTTCCGCATCTGCGTGGGCAACAAATAATAGTATCACCAACGATGAGTTACACATTATCGTCATTGACGAAGATGGTGCTTTTACTGGTGTTGCTGGATCAGTTTTAGAAAAATTTGCGCATGTATCTAAAGTATCAGGTGCAAAGAAATTTGACGGATCAAATAACTTTTATAAAGACGTAATCAATAGTCAATCACGTTATCTTTGGTGGATGGATCATCCAACTCAAGCTGGTAACGTAGCTGCAGCCTTATGGGGTGCATCTACTACTGGTGTAGCGTATGACGACATTAACGCAGTAGTTACAGCATCTTTAACAGGTGGTGTGGATGGTTACTCAGCAATTTCTGCTGGTAATGTTCAAACTGGCTATGCATTATTCTCTAATGATGAAGTTTATGACATCTCATTAGTAATGATGGGTAAAGCAAATGCTGCAACAACAACTTATGCAATCAACAACGTAGCTGAAGTTCGTAAAGACTGTATGGTCTTTGCTTCTCCAGAAACGTCAACTGGCGATGTAATTACTTCTGCAAGTGGTACAGCTGTAACTGATATCACCACATATCGTGATGCATTACCATCTACTTCTTATGCTGCATTAGACACTGGTTACAAATATCAATACGATCGTTACAACGACAAGTATCGTTATGTTCCATTAAATGGTGACATTGCTGGTCTTGCTGCTCGTACTGACTACGCACAAGATCCATGGTATTCACCAGCTGGTGCTGCTCGTGGTCAAATTAAAAACGTAGTAAAATTAGCTTTTAGTCCTAATAAAACTGAACGTGATACATTATATCAATCTGGTGTTAACCCTGTAGTTACATTCCCAGGACAAGGTACTCAATTGTTCGGCGATAAAACTCTATTGGCTGCACCTAGTGCGTTTGATCGTATTAACGTTAGACGTTTATTCATTGTATTGGAAAAAGCAATTGCTATTGCTGCAAAAGCACAGTTGTTTGAATTCAATGATGCCTTTACACGTCAGCAATTTAAAAACGCAGTTGAACCTTTCTTAAGAGATGTTCAAGGACGTCGTGGTGTTACGGACTTCCGTGTAGTTTGTGATGCAACAAACAATACTGCAGAAGTTATCGACCGCAACGAGTTTGCTGCTGATATCTTTATTAAACCAAATCGATCAATCAACTTCATCAATCTAACGTTTGTTGCTGCACGTAGTGGCGTATCGTTCGATGAAATTGGTGGATAAATAGAAGGATAGGAGAAAAATAAAATGGCAAATATTGCAGATTTTAAAGCACATTTATTGGGTGGTGGAGCAAGACCAAACCAATTCCGTGTTGAGTTATCCTTTCCAGCTTACGTTACTGGTGGAATTGTAGCAGCAGCACAAGGGCAATTTTTATGTAAATCAGCGCAGTTACCTGCGTCTACTATTGAGAACTTAGCAGTTCAATATCGTGGTCGTGCAGTAAACTTTGCTGGTGAGCGTACTTTTGCTACTTGGACAGTTGCAATTTACAATGACACTAGCTTTAATATTCGTAACGCAATGGAAAGATGGTCAAATGGTATTCAAAATTATCAAACGACTAATGGTCGTGTAAATCCTGCTGATTACCAAGTAGACATGAATGTTAGACAGTTAGACCGAAATGGTGCAATTGTTAAATCTTACAAATTCGTTGATGCGTATCCTATTTCAATTGGACCAGTTCAATTAGATTACGATACTACAAACGCATTGGAGATTTTTGATGTAGAGTTCCAGTTCAACTTCTTTGAAAGTGATACTGCTACTAAAGATGGTGTTGGAGTAAACGTTTCAATCGATACACCGATTGGTACTTTCCCAATTAACATCTAAATTATTAATTAAATTATAGTGAGGTTATAATATGGAATTTTTTGGTTTCGAGATCAAGAAAAAACAACAGAAGGAAATTCCTTCAGTTGTACAACCTAGACAAGACGATGGTTCAACAGTACTAACTGATGTATCTGCGTACTATGGAGTAACTCTTGATCTTGATGCTTCCATTAGGGGCGAAAACGATCTTGTAAAAAGGTATCGTGAAATTGCACAATATCCAGATTGCGACAATGCAATTGAAGATATTGTAAACGAGGCTGTAATGGCTGATCCTAACTCTCCATCTGTAGACATTGTTCTTGATGATGTTGAGTTATCAGAAAGCATTAAAACAAAAATACGTGACGAATTTTATGAAGTCTACAGACTTTTAGAGTTTAATAAAAAAGGGCACGATATGTTTCGTACCTGGTATGTAGATGGTCGTTTATACTATCATTTATTACTTGACGAAAAACGTTTAAAAGATGGTATTGTAGAAACTCGTTACATTGATCCACGAAAAATTCGTAAGATCAAAAACGTTAAAAAAGAAAAGAATGCGCAAGGTGTTGACATTGTAAAAGAAGTAGAAGAATATTTTATTTACAATGATAAAGGTATCACTGATGCAACTTCACAGGGTGTGAAGTTAAGTTTAGATTCAGTAGTATTTACTCCATCTGGCAACGTTGATCAATCGTCTAATATGACATTGTCTTATTTGCATAAAGCAATTAAGCCAGTAAATCAGTTGAAGATGATTGAGGATGCTGTAGTTATCTACCGTATCTCTCGTGCTCCAGAGCGTAGAATTTTTTACATTGATGTAGGTAATATGCCTAAGATTAAGGCTGAACAATACGTCAATGACATTATGAATAAGTTTCGTAATAAAGTAGTTTACGACGCAACGACTGGTGAAGTCCGAGATGATCGTAAACATCTTTCAATGATGGAAGACTTTTGGATGCCAAGAAGAGAGGGTGGTCGTGGTACAGAGATCACTACTTTACAAGGTGGACAAAACTTGGGAGAAATTGCTGATATTCAGTACTTCCAAAGAAAGTTATATCAATCATTGAATGTTCCAATGACAAGACTTGTAAGTGAAACAGGTTTTACATTAGGAAGAGCGAGTGAAATTACTCGAGACGAAGTTAAGTTTTCTAAATTTATTGATCGTTTAAGACGTAAATTTAGTCAGTTGTTTATGGACGTCTTAAGAATTCAAGTAATTGTTAAAGGCGTAATGTCAGCTGAAGATTGGGATGAATACTCTCAAGACATTCGATTTGATTTTTTAAAAGATAATTTTTATGCGGAGTTGAAAGACAATGAAATTTTACAACAACGCATTAATATGTTACAGCAAGTAGAGCAATATATTGGTAAATACTACTCTATTGATTGGGCAAGAAAAAATATCTTAAGGCAATCTGAAGACGATATTAAAGATATTGATAAACAGATTACTGTTGAAAAAGAAGAAATTGAAGATATGCAGAGTGCTCAAACTGCAGAAACTGATGAAGATAAACAAGATGAAGAGGATTTAGCTAAATCCTCGGAAGAAAGCGAAAATAAAATGAAGGAGAATCCTAATGAGTAGTATTAGAAATTTGATTGATGCAATCCATTCTGGTAACAGTGTTGAAATTGAAACCAATTTTAATTCGGCTATGGCTGACAAAGTAAGTAATAAACTTGATGCTATTAGAAAAGATGTTGCTCAAATGTTGTTCAAAAATAAGGAAGCAGATGCAGAGGCAATGCCAGCAACTGCTACATTAGAGACACAAACAGATGAAAAGGCATAACATAAATGTCAAAAGGTTTTCACCAGTTTTCTCAAACTTTACGAGAGCAAACTAATATTGCTGATCGTTTCGTTTGCCATGGTAAAACAGTTTGCATTTATACGGACTTTACTGTTTCTGTAGATAGTGTTACCTTAGACGAAGAGTTTAGATCGCTAGAAGAAGCGAAAAAATTTATACGAAAATATATTTACAATAATAAGATTATAGAAGAAATTGATACAGATATACCAAGTACAAAAGTAGCAAATTATATTAAAACATATCATAATGTAAAAAACATCAAAGATACGTTAATAGAATCATACCTTGAACTTGCTTCTTCTGGCACTTTTTCTATAGACCCAGTGATAACTGAAATTAAAAAATCGCAGTTGTCTACTCTTGCAAATAAAATAGAGTATGTTTTAGAAGACAATACTAAAATTGCAATTGATGTAGCGACACAAGAATTACTAAATAAGTTATTAGAGAATAAAAATGAAGTGGTTTCTTATATGAGAGAAAACAAAACAAACTTCATGGCTGTATTAAGAGGAGTTATTTAAATGGCTGCAACAACGACAATTTTATCTAAGGCACATAATAAAGCAATGGTACGTGTTGTTGCTACAGCGTCTGCAGATAGTTCAACAATTGATATATCTACATTAACTGCTACTAATGAGACACAAACAGGCGTCGCTAAGGTGCATATCGGTAGAGTGTTATATTCTACTGGATCGGATGTTAAAATTACACGTAATGGTGTAACAATTGCTCATTTATTTGATAATGGGTGGTTAGAAGAAACTTGGTGGAATCTTAATGATCAAGAAGATCAAGATATCACTGTCACATTTGCTGGTGCAGGTATGATTTGTTTAGAACTAAAAAAGGTATCAGGATTTAATAGTCCAGTAGAAACTGAAATTTTCGGTAGCTATGATGATCCTACACAGGTTGGAGCGTAAAGAATGAAGCTGATTAGAGAACATACCGAAGAAGTTAAATACTTGGTGGAAGCACCAGTCGGTAAAGAAAAGAATTATTTCATTGAAGGTATATTCCTTCAAGCAGAAATGAAAAACAGAAATGGACGTAGTTACCCTTTAGAAACTATGCAAAAAGAGGTAAATCGTTACACTTCTGAGTACATTAATAAAAATCGTGCTTACGGTGAATTGGGACATCCTGATTCTCCTACGATTAATCTTGATCGTGTTTCACACATGATTAAGGAATTACGTCTTGAAGGACAAAATTATGTCGGCAAGGCGAAAATTATGGATACGCCATACGGTAAGATTGTAAAAAGTCTTATTGACGAGGGTGCAAACCTTGGAGTATCTTCTAGAGGGATGGGTTCTTTGAAAACAACGTCGGACGGAACACAAGTTGTTCAAGATGACTTCATGCTAGCAACTGCTGCAGATATTGTAGCAGATCCAAGTGCACCAGATGCATTTGTCCGTGGAGTTATGGAGGGCAAAGAGTGGGTATTTGTCGACGGAAAATTTATTGAAGCAGATATTGCTGCAATCAAACGTGGTATACAAAAAGCCACCTCTAAGCAATTGGAAGATGCAAAGATGTATGCGTTTGAGCACTTTTTGCGTAAAATTCAATAATTACTAAATATAATGAGAACTTATTCTGACTAGTTAAGGAGAAATAATATGTCAATCGAGCAAAAAATTGCTGAACTTCTAGAAGAATCTAAAAAAGCACAAGAAGTTGCTGCTACTCTAGAAGAAGCAGTAGGCGAAGACGAAAAAGTCGAAGAGCCTATTAAAGAAGATTCAATTTCTGATGAGTCGGGAATCGACGAGTCTAAACATATGTCTAAGAAAAAACCTATGAAAGAAGAGGATGACGAAGACAAAGATGAAGACGAAGACGAAGATGACAAAGAAGAAATGAAAAAGAAAGACGATAAAGACGAAGACGAAGAAGACGAAAAAGATATGGAAGAGTCTAAAAAGAAAAAAATGAAAGAAGAAACTGAAGCAGAATTTACTGTTGATGTTTCTGATGACGTTAAGGCACTTCTAAATGGCGAAGAACTTTCTGAAGAGTTCCAAGCTAAAGCTAAAACGATCTTCGAAACTGTCGTTGTATCTCGTGTAAAAAATGAAGTTGCACGAGTAACCGAAGAATTGAAAGCAGAAAATGAGAAATCATTGGAAGCGATTAAAGAGGGACTTGTTGAAAAAGTTGATGGATACCTCAACTATGTAGTTGAGCAGTGGATTGAACAAAATGAAATTGCCCTTGAATCTGGTATGAAAAATGAGATCCTAGAAAACTTTGTCGGTGGACTTAAGAACTTATTTGAAGAACACTATATCGATATTCCTGAAGAGAAATTCGATGTATTGGGAGATTTACAAGAACAAGTAAACTCACTTACAAATAAACTTAACGAACAGACAGAATCAAATGTTAAGTTGTCTGGCGCAATCAATGATATGAAACGTGCTGATATTGTTTCTAACGAAGCAAAAGAGATGACTGAAACAGATGCTGAAAAGTTTAAGGGATTGGTCGAAGACTTATCTTACGAAGATGCTGAATCTTTCGCTAAGAAAGTTAAAACAATACGTGAAAACTACTTTGCTAAAAAGGCAACTAGTGTTAATGTTAATTCGCCAGTGACTGACGAAGCAGTGAGTATCACAGAGGAAAAAGTAATTAATCCTACTATGAAAGCATACTCATCAATGCTAGATTTGTCACGTAAGTCTTAACAATAACTTTTTCAACTTAAGGAGAACTATCATGGATCGTAAAGATCTTTTAAAAAAATGGGCACCAATCCTCGATCACGAGGGTGTTGCTCCTATCAAAGATAGCTACCGAAAAGAAGTAACTGCTGTTCTTCTAGAGAACCAAGAGCGTTCTATTAGAGAAGAAAAGCAAGCACTTTTCGAAGCTACTGCATCTAACGCTGCAGGTGCAATGCCAGATACTGGTGGCGTTGCTAAATTTGACCCAGTACTAATTTCATTAGTACGTCGTGCTGCTCCACAAATGATCGCTTACGATCTATGTGGTGTACAACCAATGACTCAGCCAACTGGTTTGATTTTTGCTATGAAAGCAAAATACTCAAGTCAAGGTGGAACTGAAGCATTATTTAACGAAGCAGATACAGACTTTGCTGGTACAGGTACTCATGCTGGTGCAAACCCAGTTGATGGTACTTACACTACTGGTACAGGTATGACAACTTCGTCTGCTGAAGGATTGGGCGATGGCTCAACTTTCAACGAAATGGCTTTCTCAATTGAGAAAACATCCGTTACTGCTAAGTCACGTGCTCTAAAAGCTGAGTACACTGTTGAATTAGCGCAAGATCTTAAGTCAGTACATGGCTTAGACGCTGAAGGAGAATTATCAAATATTCTTTCTACAGAAATTCTTGCTGAAATCAACAGAGAAGTAATCAGAACTATCTACACATCAGCTAAAGCTGGTGCACAAGTTGGTACTGCTACTCAAGGTACTTTTGACTTAGACGTAGATTCTAATGGTCGTTGGTCTGTAGAGAAGTTCAAAGGTCTCTTATTCCAAATCGAACGTGAAGCAAATGCGATTGCACAAGCTACTCGTAGAGGAAAAGGTAACTTCATCGTTTGTTCTTCAGACGTTGCAAGTGCTTTAGCTATGGCAGGTGTACTTGATTACGCTCCAGCTTTAAATACTAGCTTAAATGTTGATGAAGCATCAACTACTTTTGCTGGTGTATTAAATGGTCGTTACAAAGTATATGTTGATCCATATGCTGCTAACCAAGCATCTTCACAGTACTTCTTAGTAGGTTACAAAGGTAGTTCTGCATTTGATGCAGGTTTATTCTACTGCCCATATGTACCACTACAATTAGTACGTGCAGTTGATCCTTCAACTTTCCAACCGAAAATTGGTTTCAAAACTCGTTACGGTATGGTTGCAAACCCATTCACTTCACTAGACGCTGGTGGTGATGGTCTTGCTGCAGGAAACAACTACTACTACAGAAAAGTTAAAGTTGCAAACTTAATGTAATTTTGACTTCGTAGTAATACGAAACTTAAAAGGGGTG